CCCAACGTGCGTTTTTGAAGCAAGCTTTTGCTATGTATTATTTGTATTTATGCGGTGCAGTGACCCTGTATCGTGTTTGTATGAAGAAGTATGTAGTCTGAGTCGGCTGATGAAGTGCACGGTGGCCCCACCACGCTTTTCAACGGATTAGAATTGTTCCGTAAACAATCACCCTCTGACAAACTTAATTTTAGTACCATGTACGTAATTATTTATTTTGCCAATTTATTGGCCTGTTTACGCTATTTACTAGCATTCAACAAAACCAAGTCCTCTGCGGAGGATCAGTCTACTAATGGGACATACACACCCATTTACCTCTCTTAGGTACAACTGTTTTACGACGACCGAATCGGTTTTGACCCAATTACTGCGCTTAAGTATACCAAAAAGTGAGCGCTTAATTTGTTTTTGAGGCATTACTGTCTAGTCTTAGGATGACAGCCACTTTGCGAGAAACACAGTCTTCGGACTTAAAATTTCCATAACTATGAGGAGCTATACTCTACATCAAATTTAGCTATCTGATACCCAGTCAGTATAATCTATGGGGAGGATATTGCAATCCTTAAATTGCTTTGTTGATCACCTTAACCAGTTGTCAGCAGTCTCTATGGCGTTATAAGTCGTATTGCCGGGAAGCAATGCGGCGCGACCGAGACAAATTACCTTAGGATGGCTATTTAGCCAGGAGCCCGAGTAGGTGTAACTCAAAAGACTTCCCCCACTCTCTAGCTATTGTGATATACTAGAGTTTTATCAATTCACAGCTCAATCAATTTTTCCTAAAACAACATCCAAGTTAACAACAGGACACGTTACAAGAGAAGATGCTCGAGAGACTAAAGCAGATGACGCCCATGTAGGGCGGATGCTGAGATCTAACGCCATATTTTCCCACTCTGTGGGAGAAAAATATATGGACCCACGTGAAATCTTTTTCTCTCCAATACGTCTTGGCTCTTATGAATGGACAACGGCGACTGCAGCAGGTACTCAATTCTTTCAGTATTTAGTTCCAGAAATCTTTATAGATCAAGCAACCTTTCACAAAAGTCTTCTTGAAATGTATGTATTCTTTAAACCTACAGTCAAACTCACATTGGAGATAAATGCGACCCCACAACACATGGGTTTGCTTTGTTTCTGGTATGATCCCTTTAATCAATTCGCAGATACAGCTACAGTTCCACCCACTTATAATGGGAAACCCACACCTAAAATGCCGAATATATTTACAACTTCTATGCAACCTCATGTTTACATCCAAGCTGCAGATTCTAACAAAGTCGATCTTACCATTCCTTTTGAACATCCTCAAACTTGTCTAACAACAAACTCGGCTGATCCCATTACCAACATGGGTAAGATTAACACCATGATTGTTTCACCCCTGGAGGCTCCTGCCTCCTCCTCTAGTTCAGTCACAGTCCAACTTTGGCTGCAATTTGAGTCGTGCGAACTTTCGTTCCCCGAATATCCTCATACCGCGCAGATCCCAACTCTGTTGTGTGAAGCCCAGAGCGGTGAGGAGTTTGTAGAAGGAACCCAAAATGGTGATATCGTTACCCCTATGGGAGAAGACATGACCTCAGGATCTTACCTCAAAATCGGAGGTGCTGAGGGATCATACGGTCCACCTAAACAATCATCATCTGGATCGTGGTGGTCACGCGGAATTAGTGTTCTCGGCGGAATGGCCGGGACGGCATTTAATGCGATCACAGGGAATTGGGGAGGAGCCATCACATCCGGAATTAAAACATTAATAGATTTCGGAGGTTTCTTCATGGATAAGCCCACACAAGTGTTGCGTGCAGTAAATAACATGCTGTATGCAATCCCAGCACTTGGGCACGTCAAAGGAGTAGACGGTTCAGTCCGGCTTGACGCCTGTCAGGTTGGAGGCTACCTACCCGTTGGCATATCTACCAATGATCCTATGGAGCAGAAGTTTCATAATCTTATGCGCATCCCTTCTATGTTTTATAAATTTGATTGGGCGGACACACAAGCCCCAGGAACGGTGTTGATGACTATACCAGTCACACCGGGAGTGTGTAATTACGAAACCATTGCGGATACCGCCTATTATGCAGACGGGACCCCTGGTAACGGTACTTACATCCGAAAGGATCCGACCTTCTTGTCTCAATTTTCATCTTTCTTTAGATTTTATAGTGGCACCATGAAGTACGGTTTTAAGTTCGTCACAACCGGATTACATACTGGGAAAGTTGCTGTTACTTTCATACCTAATAATTATAGTAACAGAGGCACCGAGACCTTCTCTCAAGCAACATGCGCGACTACGGAGATCTTTGATGTGGCCGGAGAAAGAGACTTTTCCTTCACCCCTCCTTGGATGTCAGCCTTGCCCCGAAAGACATGGTATGATTGGTCGGTTATCCCTTACGGAGACGTCGACGATAGAACCATTTTAGGGTGGGTCACGGTCCGCGTAGCGGCTCGGCTTACAACCACAAACGCCATTCCTGGTACAGTTCATTGTTTTGTTTTCATATCAGCAGCAGACGATTTCTTTTGCGAGAGTTTAATGCGTCAGCCATTTCAAACAGTGGCGGGGAACAGAGTTCTTACATCGAGCGATGCCCCAACTACTCTAGAGTGCGAACCGCAGGCAGGAGAGGAAGCTGAACACACCATCGATCCTGGATCGGGCCGAGTCGCAGACGACGCCAGTGTACAGCCAACTTTTATGACTAACGTTCAAGTAGGAGACGTACGAGACGCTTGTAGGAGAGCTAATCTTCTTGGGATTTTCCCCATACAGCTTTACGAACCCATTTCTAACCCAGGACAGTCAACTGAAGGTCTTTATGGTGGATCCTTAACCTTCCATTCCAACCCTGTTTGGACGGGGGCTGCTTGCAATACAGCAGGTATTCCCTCTTTGGTTCCGGTGAATCCAGATCAAGACATGATGGCGGCAGTCATGAGTTCTTTTGTATTTTATTCAGGTGGCATTAATTTTACATTCATTCCATATACCTCAAATAATAACATAGTTCTCCAAGCAGCTTATTATCCACTACAAACAGACGATATAGATAGATTACCAATCACTTTACAGACTCCATTTTTGCAAACATCATTGGCATCACATCTCACGCTCTGTGGGCAGCAAAGAGCTTTACAAGTTTCCTGCCCGTACACTTCCAACTACCAACAGTTGGCCATCCAGTCTAACAACACATACCAGGATGAAGTGTACACTTCCGGTCAGGTTACCCTGTCTGTCTCTGCGACAGATGTGGCCGGTCTTCCGAGATATCCAAATCCGGATACGGGTACACCAACGGTATATGTGGCCGTTTATCGGACCTTCGGGGACGATGGACGAGTGTCTTGGCCCGTGGCGCCTGCGTCTACGTGGACATGCACTAATATCACGCCCATACCATAAGAGTAAACTTTAAATCACGAAGCCGGGGGTTGTCCCAGCGAGCGAAATACGCGACGGTATTAGCCATCCTAATATGGGTGAAGTTAGTCTTTAAACCCCTTTCTGGTTAAGGGTGTGGCGCAGACAGCGTACACTCTGTGACGAAGTTCAGAAGCGAACGAGAGAATGCGGCTTTAGAAGGAACATTTGGTCTATCAGCCTATCCTGCGCAGTGCGAGCAAGCACAAATCAGTGGAAAGTATGCAACTTTCCCGCGGTTGGACGGACGACCTGGTGGTAATCATTCCACGTGTATCCCTTTTATTCCTTTGCGCTCTTTATTAGTGGCGAGTTCTTAGTTAGCCTTAAAGGTTTCTTGTGCTTCGGCGAGGTGTTGTATACCCTGAATTTTCGGGTTCCTGCAGTACCGAATTCTTATCTTCAAAGTAACAAAATGGCGAATTTAAACAAAACTTTCACCGGCTTGGAGAAGGAGTGGGGCAAGTATCCCTATCCAGGGGAGCCCAGACCATCAGAGCGCTACCGCAAACAGCGGAAAGTGCAAACTAAGGTCGTTAATCCTCTAAGAAAGGAGGCACAACGACTTCGATCGGCGGCTAAAACAGCCTCGATTGTAGCCAACCGGGCTGAGAAGAAAGAGCGGAAGCTTAAGGCCCTCAAGAAACACGATGGGGAGTTCGATGAATTCCTTTGTGAGGCTCAAGTACTCGAAGGGTACTTTTCCACTATAGTGGACAAAACACAAGCCTCCCAGAAAATCCTCCAGGCAACTGACCATGTTCAAGCCTTGGCGGACAACGTTGGAAAGACAATAACAGAATCGGTCTCGTCGGTCCGAGATTTCTTGAACATTAATACCGGAAGGATCAACACTCAGTGCGTCCTTGCTGCCATTACCGTGGCTCGGTCTCAGGATTTTCTTACCATCATTTTGGAGATCCTAAAACTTTTGAACAACTATACTGACGTCCTCACAGATTGCCTATCCGGAGCCTGCTCCTGGATCTGGAACCATATTCACACTATGGTCCAGTGGGCACGAGGGACTTTCTACAACCTAACCCATGAGCCCTCTCAAGGTTCAATAACGGGAACTGCGGCGGAAGCCCAGTCTGGACTGGAGGAGTTTATTCCAAGTAAACAATTCTGGAACACTGCTGGAGCACTTGCTGTCGGAGTTGGAGCCCTGTTCGGTTCCACTCTGGTGTTGGGTAATAGTCACGAAGTCAGTGCATTTGCGTTTAAAGCTTATAGACGCGCCGCCGAAAATGTAGCGGTTAAAAAGCTTCAAAATGGTTTGGAATCGTTCCTCACTGTCTGCATGGACTCAATTAAGAAGTCTATGACGTCCCTCATCCCTGAGGGTACGTTCCTCCCCGCAATCGAGGAGTGGTTCAGAGAGGAGAAAATTGACATGGCCTACTTCATCGCAGAGGTCAACACGTTGATCGATCCAACCAATCGCGACACAGTGCTCTATGGAGATGGAGCTGAACTTAAGATCGAAGAGCTTACTATCATAGCTCAACTGATTGAGATTGCGATCGCAGAGAAGAAACTGGAGCCAACTAGTGCCCAGATGTGTCTCGTCCGGCAGGCTATTCGTAACCTAATGGAATTTGCTATCAAGTACCAGTATGCCCATACGGAACTGGTGAGGGACACGCCATTCGTGGTGTGTATCTTCTCCAAACCAGGGGTAGGCAAGTCAGTGATGACCTCTGCCTTTGCGCATAACATCTGCGCCCCCCAACATGGGTGTACTGTGGAGATGAATCGAGACAACCTTCTTTACTTCCGCAGCTCTGCCGACAAGTATTACACCAACTATCGAGGACAACCTGTCTTTGTGGTGGATGACTGGGCTCAGTGCCGAAATCCCTCTCCAGAAAATTCGGAGATGAGGGATTTTATCTCAATGGTTTCGTCCGTCCCCTGGGCTCCCTCCCAGGCAGGCGTCGATGAGAAAGGGCGACCCTACAACTCAAAGTTGGTGATCGTTACAACTAACGTTCCCTACCCGAAACCAAACGAGATTTCGGACGCTGGCGCAATTTACCGCCGTAGGAATTTCATGATTGAAATGGTGGTACTTGAAAGCAAGAAGCATCTCCCTCTCGAGGATCATCGGAGGTATGGCTTTTACCTGCACGACAACGCAGTCGAGCTTCGGCTCAACCATCATCCTCTGACGTTCCAGCAAATTATCAAGGACAAACTAATCCCTGCATTTAATCAGTGGGATGCCAAAAATCAGACCATAAAGCAAATTGGTGTGATTGACTTTGAAGTAGAAGGCAGATCTCTTGTAGAGGTGGTCCAAGCTTCCGGCATTAAGTGCCGCCCTGAGTCGGGTATAGAAGAAGTGATCCCAGAAGACCTACTTGCTGCCAACCCTGCTGTGCCATACGTCCCTCCTAGGGAGAACCATTTGACTTTTCAACAAATGTTGAATGGGGCCAGACACAGGGCTAACCCTTCCACGCCTCATAACCATATCTTCGACAGAATTAGCAAAGATTGGGATGCGGGAGTGCGAGTCGCCGAGAACTACGTCGGCTGGTTCGCCTGTCTCTGTTGTGGATCGTCCGCTTGCGGTCAGTCTTCAGACGGAGCGATTGGTTGCGTACCCAATTATGACGAGAACTCCAGCCACTGGAGTAGTGTGAAGATGTTTCAAGCCCATCAGTATATGGACGATTTTAACAACTATGCGTTCAACTTTGGTGGCAAAATGCTTTACTGTTACGACACGAACACCCTAATTTACAGGGAGGAACAGGATTTACCCTACACTCGACACGTCATCGGAAATAGCTCCACCTGGGAGCATGATCCTGATGTGTACTCGTTCTTTAAGATCTATGCATTCGAGGAGTACAATGACTACTTTATCGAGTACAATGACGACGAGTTTCTTAACTTCATGGAAGCTGAAAGCAGAGATGCTTGGTACCTTCGGGTGGCCGAGTTGGTCAATGCTGACGGTGAGGATGAGGTTGATGAGTGGGAACCCCAAGCGGGTGAAGAGGAGACTGCTCCTAAAACCCTGACCCCAGACCAAGAAGCCTGGGCTTGCGAGCCAATTCCACTGCTCGCACCACGCAAACCTCTGCGTGTTCAAATAGAGGAACAACAAAAACGACAACGCGAGGAGCATCTGAAAGAGAAGCTCAAACGGGACTTCCCTGTCTCTGGACGCAATCCGGTTTCTTACCATCCGAGGACTGAACACATGCAGTTTTGGAACGGAGCCTCAGCCCCTATAGGGGCACCGGATAGGATTGCCTCTGAGGAGGAGCGACAGGCCGCACAGGCCATGATTGAATCTGCACGAGATGCAGATACAGAGAAAGCTCTTCAAGCAATTGCAGACAGTGAAAGGGTGAACCCCGCCATTAAGTGGGCTCTTAAAGCTGTCGCGTGTTGCGTGGTGGTGTTCGCATCAATTAAAGCCATGCAGTACGTGACTTCCTTCTTTGGAACATCGCGAAAGAAACTAGAAGTCCGAGACGCAGAAGGCGAGATTCAAACTATCATTGCTGACTTCCCCCCCACACTTAAGACAGTGGCAGGTGATATTCTGCGCGTGACGATCTCTGAGTTGGCAGCTTCGGCTGTTAATCGAGTGATCAGGGCTGAGGGTGGCGCCTCTGCTTACGGAGAAGCTTTAACTGTGAAAGCTGCCAGGAGGCGTAACCTTAAATTCGCATCTAACATCGAGAAAGCAGTCCGCATGCAAGTCAACGAGTCGGTCCCAGACCAATGGCTCTGCGATGAGCAGGTGGCAGAATTGTTGGAAGCCCAAGGAAGTTCAGACAACCAAGGGATGGACCTCATAAGACACATTGTGGGTCCTAAGAACTCGCTATCTCTCAAGCGAGAAAATGAGAGCGGTGGAAACCGAATATTCACTAAAGGGCTTGCAGTAGCCGGGAGACTCATCGTAGTTCCTTGGCACTTTATGCCCGCAGGATTCCCTGTACTTGACACCGAAATCGCATTCGGCCCCAGAGTCGTCAAAACATCAATTGATTACTCCAAGGCTAGAAGGGTGCATAACGGGTCCACTCCCCTTGATCTTGCCTTTATTGAGCTGGATCATTCCTTTGAGTGTTTCAAAGACATTCGAAAGCATTTTGTTGGGGAGGCCGATTTGAAGCGGCTGGACAAGTTCAAGAGTATGTTGGTACTACACCAGACAGAAGTTGGGGGATACTATATTTCTTCAAACTATATACAATCAAAGGCTATCACCGGTGAGGAGGGGTTCTACTATGAACCCACGCTACCAGAGAAGATCCACTACGACATCCTTAAGGGATTCAAGTACGCCCTACCTACACAGAAGGGCGACTGCGGTGCGGTCCTCATTGCTCTTGATCCGACTCTCCAAGGGAGAATCTGCGGCATGCATATCGCCGGGCAGAAAAAGTTGGAACTTGGGCTGGCAACCCCTCTAACCCGTGAAGTCATAGACTACAACATTAACAAACATTTCCCAGATCTTTATATCTCGGCCACAGCAGAGGCGAACATCGTCCTCGACCAGGAGCTTGAGACAATGTTGGACAGGGCGACGGTACTCCCCGAGGGGGAGTTGGAACTCGTTGGAAACGTGCAACCCATGTTTGCGCAGCGATTCCCCAGGCGAACTGACCTGGTTCCTTCGCTCCTATACGACAAAGTCTACGAACATCAAAAAGAGCCCTCGGTGCTTAGTGGCAGAGACCCCCGGATTGACAAGGAAGTTGCTCCCGCTGGCTATGAATCGCCCATGCAAGAAGGCATACTCAAGTATACGGTGCCCATCACCAAGCCTTTTTCTAGCTCAGCACGCAGTTTGGCAGCCCAAGTTCTATTGTCGGAGTACGAGCGTCTGACCCTTCGGGGGATGACGATGCGAGTGCTCACTGATGATGAGATGATTAATGGAGTGCCCAGCGCCGGCTTTACGGCAATGGACATGTCCACGTCTCCTGGAATGCCTTACAAGCTTTTGCGACCTCCTGGATGTACCGGGAAACATGCATTTTTCAACTACGACGAAAGAACCCAGAAATGGGAGTGGGACCTTAAGAGGAAAGTTGCCGGTGGAATCAACCCAGCTACCAAGCTGCGAGAGGACATAGCTGCTTTTGAAGAGGCTGCCATCACAGGCGGTAAGATCCCCTTCCACTACAACTACGAGAACCTGAAACAAGAGACGCTAGCTATACCTAAAATCAAGGCTGGCAAAACAAGGCTTTTTAGCTGTACCCCTCTGGCAATCAACATGTTGATCCGCAAGTACTTCGGTGCTTGGGTGGCTCTGATGAATCAGAACTGCGTGCAAAGTCCCTCTGCTGTCGGAATAAACCCCATGGGTTTTGAATGGACGGAACTGGCTTACAGGCTTCACGAAAAAGGTGACGCTATGATAGCCGGTGACTATCAGAAGTGGGACGGAAAAGTGTGCGGAGCCATCATGGCGACATTCGTTGACCGAGTGATCAATTCCCTCTATGAAGATAATCGATCGGAGTTCCATTGCGTAGACAATCGCGTCAGGTTGGCCCTGATAGACTATTGCATCCACTGCCCGACCTTGGTCGGAAGCACGTTGCTTCAGACTCACTTTGGCCTGCCTTCAGGAGTGTCCATTACATCGGACGTGAACTCCGGCGTGAATTCTATGTATAAGATAATCGCATTTATTGAGATGAGACGGAAACATCAGTGCCCGAATTGCAAGAACGTGAGACCCATGGACTACTTCAAGTACTGCGCCGAAACCAACTACGGAGACGACCACACAGTGTCTGTCGCCAAAGAGGCTAGGTGCTTCTTCACATTTAACACCCTGAAGACGTACTTTGAGGAGCACGGGATTGGATACACTGACGCCTTGAAGACAGGAAAGGATGCACCGGACTTTTTGTCCCTTGACGACGTGTCCTACTTGAAGAGAAGATTCGATCAGGATGAAGACTCCTGCATGATGAGAGCGCCATTGGAACTCGTGTCGGTCAAAGACCAACTCAATTGGGTTCGTACCGGAGGAGATCCGGTCGATGCAGTGCTCCAGAACGCTGAAGGGGTCATGAGAGAAATGTTTATGCACGGTAGAGAACAATACGAAGTAGCTGCCCAGCAGGTGAAGGACGGCCTAACTAGACTGCGATCAGAGATGACTGAGCGAGGAGAGGAAGGATTTGCGATTCCTGTATGGAGCTACGAAGAGGAAGCCCAGCGCTGGAGAGACGATATGTATTAAAATTTTAATTTAGCATTCCCCCCGCAGACGGTTTCAGGCACCCATTTTCAGGGCCCTGGCCATTCTTTAAAGAAGTACTCGTTTTCTCAGAGTAGTGCTTCTCAC